TCCGATCGGGAAAGACGATCGATAACTGCATCATCGCTTCTATGCATTTAGAGACATGTCCTGATAAGATTCATCTAGCCTCCGGATCTACCATCGCCAATGCGAAGATGAACATAGCAGACTGTAATGGCTTCGGTCTAGAGCATCTGTTCAGAGGACGATGCAGATGGGGCAAGTATGAACACAATGAGGCTCTGTTCATAAAGACGAAGACAGGCACGAAGATCGTGGTCTTCGCAGGAGGAGGAAAGGCAGACTCATATAAGAAGATCCTTGGTAACTCATATGGACTGTGGATCGCCACAGAGATCAACCTCCACTACGATAGCAAGAACTCCGAGACATCATTCATTAAAGTCGCTCTCGGCAGACAAGTGGCATCCAAGAAGCCTATGGTCTTATGGGATCTCAACCCTTGTAATCCGAATCATGATATTTATGTGAACTACATCGACAAATATCAGGAGGAAGGACTCGAAGGCGGTTATTATTACGAGCATTTCACGCTCAACGACAATAGATCCATCACTCCAGAGAGACGTAAGCAGATCGAGTCCACATACACAGTAGGATCTGTATGGCACAGACGAGACATCCTCGGCGAGAGATGCAAGCCTTCAGGACTCTGCTTTCCGATGTGGGAGCAGGCGATCGAGGACGAGCCGGAGAAGATCATCAGAGGTGGTCTGTGGCAGAACCCTCCTGAAGATTACTGCCTGTCGATCGACTACGGAACTTATAATGCTTTCGCCTGTTTGCTATGGGCAAAATATGGGAATGTGTGGTATGCTATTCGTGAGTATTACTGGTCGGGCAGAGAAGAAGAGATTCAGAAGACCGATGAGGAATATGCATTGGAATTAGAAGGATGGCTGAAGGATCTCGATGTCTTCGAAGGAGGCAAGAGGCTAAAGACCATCATCGATCCGTCTGCATCTTCGTTCATCACTGTCCTGAATCAGAAGAAGAAATACAGAGTGATCCCTGCTGATAATGAAGTCGTTCAAGGCATCAGCGAAACAGCCAATGCACTACAGAACGGATTCATTAAGGTAGCGAGCCGATGTACAAACTGGAGAGCAGAAGCAAGCGGTTATTCATGGGATGAGAAAGACGAGAAAGATCGTCCGGTCAAGGTAAAAGATCATCTCATGGATGCTATGAGGTATTTTGTGAAGACGATGAACATCGTTGAAATTAACATGAGGAGGATAAGAAGATCGGCATGAAGACGTATCAGGATTTTCTCAAAGTGGATGACACGGATCGGGCAAGGATGGATTTCGTCCGTTCCTGCATCAACGAACACAAGGCATCGAAGGAGTATAGGATCGCTCTCGAAGCAGACCAGTACGACAAACAGCAGAATGTGACCATCATGAAATATCAGAAACTGCTCTACACGATGGCAGGCAAAGCAGTGCCGGACACATACTCTGCGGACTATAAACTGTGTTCGAACTTCTTCAACAGGCTGACAACCCAAAGGAATCAGTATCTGCTCGGCAACGGAGTGACCTTTAATGATCCTGCTACGAAGGAGAAACTCGGAAAGAAGTTCGATCAGGTCATGATCGATCTCGGACACAAAGCGCAGAAGGGAGCAGTCTCCTTCGGATTTTGGAACAATGATCATCTCGAAGCATTCGGGATGACAGAGTTCAAACCTCTCTATGACGAGGAGAATGGTGCGCTGATGGTCGGTATCCGTTTTTGGCAGATCGACAACAGCAAGCCTCTGCGAGCCACACTCTATGAGATGGATGGAGTGACGGACTATGTGTACGATAAGGAAACTCCGACAGGCAGAGTCCTCGAAGCAAAGAGAGGCTATCAGACGATAGTGAAATCAACGGAAGCGGATGGGATCACGGAAATCTATGACGGAAACTCGCTCCAAGGCTTCCCGATCATTCCGCTGTTCAACGTCAACAGGCAGTCTGATCTTGTAGGAATGAAACAGCAGATCGATGCCTATGACCTCATCTTCTCAACATACGCAGGGCAAGTGGATGAGTCCTTCCTATTTTGGGTCGTTTCTAACTGCGGAGCGATGGATGAGCAGGATGCAGTCAGATTCAGGGATCAGATGGCGAGAATCAGAGTCGGTCTCGTAGAGGATAACAAGGCACAGATCGAGACGCATACTGCGGAAGCACCATACGCAAGCAGAGAGGCTATCCTCGAACGTCTGAGATCAGAGATGTATGAGGATTACATGGCTCTTGATACGAAGAACATCGCCTCCGGCGCAACGACAGCGACACAGATTCAGGCATCTTACGAGCCTCTTAACTCAAAGACGGATGAGTATGAGACACAGGTCACGACCTTTATTCTCAACCTTCTCGACCTGATCGGCATCGATGACAAGCCGACCTACAACAGATCAAAGATCGTAAATCAGAACGAGGAGATTCAGATCGTTCTTCAGTCGGCACAGTATCTGCCGGAAGAGTACGTCACGAAGAAGATCCTCACGATCCTCGGCGATGGTGACGCTATTGATTCGGTCATGGAAGCCAAGGAGCGAGAGGAGATGGACATCAACGAAGGAGGCGAGGACGATGACAATTCAGGGGAACTGACAGAGGAAGAGTGATGAGCGATGGCAAAGAAGAAGAAGAGAGACGAAGGTCATCTGTTCGCTGACAAGGAACTGAAGAGATATGAGCGTGAACTGAAGAAACAATACGAGAAGGCTTATGTCTCCATGCGGAAAGAGGCTGACAAGTTCTTCTCTAAATTCGATGCCCAACAGCAGAGGATGCTGATGAAACTCGACAAGGGCGAGATCACGAACAAGGAGTTCATCCAGTGGTATAACGACACTGTGACGAAGAACAAGAAGTATGATGACCTCGTCCACACTCTCGCCAAGGAGATGGATCAGACGAATCGCATGGCTCGGGATATGATGACCGGACACATGGCTTCGATCTATGCCGAGAACTATAACCGAGCAGGCTTTGATCTATGCAAGGACATGGGCATGAATCTTCAGTTTGATCTCGTGGACAGAAGGACAGTCGAGAAATTGATCAAGGACGGAGACAAGAAACTTCTCCCGAAGCCGAAGTATCCTGATCGTCAGAAGGACACGAGATGGAATGAGAAGAAGATCAGGTCTGCTGTCACGCAGGGAATCCTGAAGGGAGACTCGGTCGACAAGATCGCCACAAGGCTTCAGCATGTCACCAAGCAGAATCGTGAAGCCTCGATCCGAACAGCAAGGACTCTGACCACACAGGCAGAATGTGCCGGACGTCAGGACAGATGGGAAGAGGCAGAAGAGACATACGGCATCGAGATGCAGAAGACATGGCTCGCCACCTTGGACGATCGGACAAGAGACTGGCATGCAGAACTGGACGGAGAATCCGTGGACATCGATCAGCCGTTCGAGAACTCGGTCGGTAAGATCATGTTCCCATGTGATCCTGATGCTGATCCCGAGAACATCTATAACTGCCGATGCACGATGGTCACTTCCATCAAGAAATATCCGAAGGATCTCTCACGCAGACAGATGGGAAAAGGCATCAGTGGGATGTCATATGACCAGTGGAAAAATGAAGCAACAGAGCGAGCAAACGAGAAAAAGAAGAGCAAACACAGCGATGATGACGACGAATAAACATCACAATGTCCTGTATAAACATACAGTAAAATGTCTATCTGTCCCAATAATGGGACATAGCCTAGAAGCCATCAGAATGCCCTTTAAACCGCTTGCAGGAGATAGATGGGAAAGTATATTGCCATGAAGCGAGACAGGGCATAGACGGATTTGCCTTAGAGCGAGTAGGATTTGCGGTCTTGTGATTTTGTTTAATTGTAATCATTCTGTAACAATTTGGGGAACTAGTATGCAAGTAGAAAACGGCAGAGGATGCATGATTTTATGCATAACGTGAAGGGAGTTAGGCATGGCTAACGATGTTCAGATAACATACAACACGGATGAACTGATGGAGTCACTTTCGTTCCTAAAAGAGAAGGCACTGACTATGGTCGGGATGGAGGCAGAAGGTGATGCGAAGATCGAGATCGAGTCTGATCCTCGAAGAGTGGACACAGGTCGATTACGAAACTCGATCACATGGGCGACCACGAAAGAGCGTTCGGAAGTCGAACCGACTCAGGACAGTGAGGAGGCATCCTCGTCTGATGGACTCGATACGTCACAGGCAGAGGAAGATGCTGTGGTCATCGGGACGAATGTCGAGTATGCATATGAGATTCACGAAGGCAGGAAGGGAGTCGATCCGAACCGATTTCTCCGGAATGCTGTGGAGAGGAACATGGAGAAATACAGAAGCATTATTGACGAAACCCTGAAAGGGAGTTAGAATGTAGATGCACATATATACCATAACCATTTTATCCTACGCACAAGATGCACTTCCTACCTAGAGACCGCCTAGAAACCCCAAGGCGGTCTCTATTTGCATTTTGAAAATCATGTGATATTATGAAGGTAAGTGGCGAAAGAATGTTCACTTTTTACATACTGAATCACGAGAGAATGTGACCGAGAGAAAGGAAGTATTTACCATGGCACTACCAAAAGCACGACTGAAAGAAATCCTATCCGAAGCAGGCTGTGATGCCGAACACATCGGCGATGCCGTTGACAAGATCCTCGCCGGACATGTGGCGACTGTGGACGCTCTCAAGGAGCAGATCACTTCGCTAGAAGAACAGGTCAAGACCTATGAAGGCGAGCATGAGGAACTGGAGACGCTTCGCAAGAATGGTGGAGACATCTCTGCACTACAGAAGGAATACGATGATTTTAAGAAGCAAGTAGAGTCAGACAAGATCAAGACGAAGAAGGAATCTGCATTCCGTGAGATTCTGAAGAAGGCAGGAGTATCCGAGAAGAGAATTGAAGCCATCATGAAATGTTCCGGCGATGACATCAATGGGATCGAGTTCGATGAGGAAGATAAGATCAAGGATGAAGATGCCAAGGTTCAGAAGATCAGGACAGACTGGGGCGATTTCATCGAATCAAGTCACACCGAAGGAATCAAGACTCCGACTCCTCCGTCAAATGGTGGGGCGAAGACCACTATGACCAAGGAACAGATCCGAGCGATCGCTGATCCTGTCGCAAGACAGAAGGCGATGATGGATAATCCGAGTCTGTTTGGTCTTCCCGAAAGTGAATGACTAAATTGAAAAGGAGATTTGAAAGATGGCTACTAATGTAACAAATGAAGCGGAAGCCAATGTAATCAAGAAGGCACAGATCGCCAAGGTTCGTGAGTTAGACTTCGCAACCCTGTTCGGCGAGAACATTCAGAACCTCGTTCGTATGCTCAACGTAACGAGAAAGATCCCAGTAACGGCAGGCACAGTCCTGAAGAAACTGACAGTATCCGGCACACTTCAGAGCGGATCTGTCGCAGAAGGCGAGATCATTCCGCTTTCCCAGTACGCTACTGCATGGACAGCAGTCGGCGAGGCTACTCTCAACAAGTGGAGAAAGGCTACGACCGCCGAGGCTATCCTGAAGGGTGGTTATGATCAGGCGGTTAATGACACCGACAAGAAACTCATTCTCGACATTCAGAAGAGCATCCGTACTGCTCTCGTTACCGAACTCGGCAGAGATGATCAGGTTACTCCGGTCAAGCCGACAGTCACAGGCACAAACATTCAGGAAGCGTTTGCACAGGCATGGGGCAAACTGTCCATCCTGTTCGAAGATGATTCCGTAACAACAGTATTCTTCGTTAATCCGCTCGATGTTGCTGACTATCTTGCCAAGGCACAGATCACTGTTCAGACTGCGTTCGGTCTCTCTTATGTAGAGAACTTCCTCGGTCTCGGTACAGTCATCATGACAGGTGCTATCGAACAGGGTACATTCTATGCAACAGCATCCGAGAATATCGTCTGCTACTACATCAATGTGGCAGAGGCGAATGGTCTCGGAGATGCATTCTCCTTCACAACGGATTCCGAAACTGGTTTTGTCGGCATTCACGAAGAGCCGGACTACGAGCGTATGCAGGAAGAGACTGTCGCTATCGCAGGTGTCACATTCTTCGCAGAGCGTGATGATGGTGTTGTCATCGGTACTATCGATGCAAACCCTTCGTGAGCCTCACAGTAGAGTCCGAAACTGATGAGGCTTCGTTCCCTTGGACGGACAAGAAAGCATCGGATATGCAGTCCGATGTGGCTGTCACAGGTAATAAGATCACAGGCTCTCTGAACTTTATCGAGGGCGGCCTCTCGCCTAGTGGCACACTGTCGGGCGATGGATGGTTTGTCGCTCTGAAATGGAGCGATCCTGAAGATGGTGTCACATCTCTGAAGGTCGGTCTGCATCCGAGCGCATCGGGTATGCCGGATCAGGAATGCATTGATGATCCTGATCGTAATGGTGTATTCAAGATCGATCCTGAACTTAATCAGAAACTTGTGATTACACAGGCGAACGATGACGGAAAGAAGACAGTGCAGGAGTTCAAACTTGCATTTACATTCCTTCCGGCAGAGGATGACAGCGAAGGAGTATGACGATGTATAAGGCTATCGTGAGATTTAAGGATCTGAAGGATGACAAGTACGTCTATGAAGCAGGGGACACGTTCCCGAGAAAAGGCAAGCGAGTCAGCAAGGCTCGCCTCGCCGAACTGCTCGGAAGCGAGAACCGCAGAGGCATGCCTGTCATCGAAGAGGTAGAAGAGGAGTAATATCATGAAACTGTCCGAACTTTGCGGAGAAGTGAATAACTGGTTTGATCGTGATCAGCCAAAGTATCACGGCTCATTTACTATTGCTGATGGTCTGCTCACAGACGCAGAGTCCCTTGGCATTCAGGTCGGTCAGTATTTCAGGATCATTGGCTCGGTCTTTAACGGTGGAGCATGGAAGTACACAGGACAGCCGGATGAAGGACTCACAGACGAGACCTTCTCCGGCTCTGTCTGCTTAATGGCAGTCCCGAAAGACTTCCTCGATCTCGCTGATGAGATCGGAGCATGGCAGGAGAAGTATAAGGATGTTGCCATGAGTCCGCTCGCATCGGAGAGCCTCGCTCCAACATCCTATTCCTACTCCCTGAACACCGGAGCAGGATCGGGAGCAGGAGCGACATGGCAGAACATCTTCTCATCTAGGCTGACCAAGTGGAGGAGGATCAGACCATTATGATCGACATCTTCAATTCACAGTTACTGGATGAGTACAGACAGCATTTTGTGATATGGCATAAGATCTCCGTAGATGATGACTATGGTGGATACACTTCGACATGGACGAAGGGAGCATCGTTTGATGGTATCATCACCGAGGATGCCTCTCTGACAGCCACAGTCGCAGGAATAGACACCAAGAAGAACTACTACGGAATCAAGGTCAAGAGAGATGCTCCTCTCGATTTTAAGACTATTTTCCGATCCGATAAGGATGGGAAGTGGTATCGGATCACATCGGGAGACGTTCTCGAATCACCGAAGATGTCTGCTCTTGATATGAAGATCCTGTCCTGCGAGGCTTATGATCCGATCGACTGGGTAGAGCCGAAGCCGACACCGACACAGGAGGTGAGCGAGAATGCCGACTCTTGATAAGTGGAGCGCACAGAAGGTCTATTGGTCTTCGTTCGGTCTTCCGGCATATCATGAACTGACAGTCCCTGACGATATGGAAGGGAAATATCCATACATCGCTTATCAGGCTGTGAATGGTCAATTACAAGGAGTCATGAACGTTTCCGCATCGGTGTACTATAAAGGAACATCGTGGGCAACGATCATGCAGGAGATCGGGCAGATGGAGAAAGCCATCGACCGACAGATATTTATTGATGGTGGAATCATGAAAGTGAGGAAACCGCTTTCCCACTTCGCACAACCCATGAGTGACGGAGGGGATACCAAAATAAGAAGAATGTTGCTGACAGTCGAGATCGAGTTCCTGTCAGCATAGAAAGAGAGGTAATGAAAATGGGAACAGGCTCTTGGAAAGCATCAAGAATCGCAGAGAATGCGATCAATAATATTCAGGTGGATGCCGGAGTTATCCTGAAGGGAACTGGCTTCGATCCGTCTGATCCGAAACTGTTCAATGATTCGGACATCCTTCTCACAACGACAGGATCTCCGACTATTAACTGCACACCGACAACAGAGGATTTCTTCGCCGATGTCAATGGCGCACCGAACGACTCGAAAGAGGGGAAGAGGGCGACAGGTTGGACATGTAATGTGGGCGGTACGGCGATCGATTTCGATGCTAATCGTCTCGCTTACTACATCGGCTCTACGAAGGCGACAACCAATGGTCTTGGCATTCAGCCGAAGTTCCAGTATGATTCGAGCGATTTCAAGGACATTTGGGCATTGTTCGACATGGCTGATCCGACTAAACTCTTTGCGGTCAAGATCAAGAACGCTCTGAACACAGGCGGTCTCGCATTCTCTGCCACAAAGAACGGCAAGGGACAGACATCCTTCACCTTCACAGGACATGCTTCCGCTTCGAATCCGGAAGAAGTCCCAATGGAGTTCTACTTCCTTACGAAGAGTGATGATGATCCGACTGAATACACATACACAGCAGTATCTCCTGTCGGCACAGAGAATCCGAAGACAGAGGGATGGTACATCCTGTCCGGTGATAACTACGTTCTGACGAACGATACCGAAGTAGATTCCAATAAGACCTACTACGAGAGAACAACAAATACATAATGATTCAGTAAAGGAGAGCAAACCATGAAGAATCTAGCAAACTGCAAACCGAGTGAATTTCTGAAACAGACACTGCGTATCAAGAGGAATGTCGAGAAGTGGCTCACGAGCGATGACATCAAAGAGATCCGCTCTCACCTTCCTGATAAGGAGGAGATCCTCGACAGCATGACGAACGAAGAGAAGGGCGAGATCCTGATCAGGAATAATAAGAAGATCCGTGAACAGGGCATGAAGAACTTCCTAGAGATCCTTGATGTCATGCTCGATAAGAACTTCGATGACACTCTCGCTGTCTTGGCTCTGTGCTGTTTTGTAGAGCCGGAGCATGTAGATGATCATCCGCTCGAAGAGTATCTCGGCTCGATGGCTGATCTCATGGAGAATCCGAATGTTATCCGTTTTTTCGTTTCATTGGCACGGTTGGGTCAGACCAATATCTCGATAGTGTCCAAGGAATAAGATTAGACTTGCTAGAATTGTTGGGGAGCGGATATGTGATCGATTATTGCGTATCCGCTCTTCGCAAAGAAAGAAAGCATGAGACGATCATGAACTACATCGCAGATGGTCTGTATGCGATGATAAACGGAGGCTTAACATATACTTCCCGACTGGCTGACATCCTGCATCCGAAGACCGAAGAGGAACTGAAGAAGCAGGAAGAGGACAACAAGAAGGAAGCGAAACGGATTCAGAATAGACTCAAAGATAAATTACGAGGAGGGAAAAGCACATGAATGTAATGGATCTTGTGGCAAAAATCTCTCTCGATTCACAGGATTATGAAAAGGGAGTCGGCGATGCGAAGTCATCGTTTGCCGGACTCGGATCATCTATTGCCTCCGGAGCGAAGTCCATAGCCAAGGTCGGTGTAGCCACCTTCACAGCGATCGGAACAGCGATCGGAGGTGCGACTACTGCCCTGATCTCCAATGCCAAAGAAACGGCGGCTTATGCCGATAACATCGACAAGATGAGTCAGAAGGTTGGCATGTCCGCAGAGAAGTTCCAAGAGTGGGATTTTATCATGCAACACAACGGATCATCCATTGATGCCGTTAAGGGAGCGATGGTCAAACTGGAGAAGGCTGTGGACGCAGACTCTGAAGCCTTCAAAAGACTTGGCCTGAATCAGGCAACCTTGCAGGATATGTCCAAGGAAGAGCAGTGGGAATCTGTCGTAAAACATCTCCAAGAGATCGAGGACGAAACCGAGAAGGCAGAATTAGCGAACGAGATTTTCGGGAAGAGTTACCAAGAATTGATGCCTCTCCTAAACAGTTCGAAGGAAGACACCGAAGCCTTGAAATCACAGGTTCATGAACTCGGCGGAGTAATGTCGGATGAGGCGGTCAAGGCAGGAGCGCAGTTTCAAGACAGCCTGATGAATCTGAAGACCGCTCTGACCGGAGCGAAGAATAACTTGATGGGCGAGTTCCTTCCGAGCCTCTCGACTGTCATGGACGGACTCTCTGCCCTGTTTTCGGGTGACGAGTCCGGCATAGGTAAGGTCAAAGAGGGAATCGAGTCTTTCGCAGAGAAACTGAATGAGAAACTCCCACAGGTCATTCAGACTGTAGGAGGCATCGCAAACAGCCTGATTTCAGCACTTCCTGCCCTTTTCGAAACTGTCGCCGATCAGTTACCTTCCATCCTAGAACAAGCGATCCCGACATTGATAAATGCCGTAGTCGCTTTATCAGATTCGATCGTGAAGGCACTTCCAAAATTGCTTTCGGCGATCCAGTCCAATATCGGGACGATCACTTCGGGCATCTCCAAGATCGTCTCTGCCATCGGAAAAATTATCCTACAATTAGCACCGACCATCCTTCCTATGATGCTTAAAGTGGCGGTTCAGTTAATTCAAGAATTGGCTCGTGGATTTTCCGAAAATGCGAGTGAGGTAATCGGTGCGATCATCGAGATCGTTAATATGCTCGTGCAGGAATTGACCAACCCCGAGACACTGATG